ATTCATCTGTAGGTGCCCGGTGAGGTAGTTGACCGGCCAGGAGCCTAGCACGCGCCCTTGAAGTATGAGGTTATAGGTAGCAGTCCCACCACCGTAGCCCCCACCAGCCCGGACGGGAATAGAAGACATGCCGCCTGTAGCACGATTGAGGGCCAGTTCAAGTCTAGGTGCTCCCGACTCTATGCCCTTCGCTATCTCATTTATGAAGGCTGGCCCCGTCTTGTCCAGGTCCTTCAGTGGTCCCATCTTGGCTGGAGAGCGCGGCAGGTGGTCAGATATCCACTGGACTATACCGCCAATGGCATTCTTTATATTCTGAATTATGCTATTAATCCCATCGAGAAACCTCTGGAGAGCAGATTTACCAGCGTTGAACAGCATAGTTCCCAGGATAGACAGAGCGGAGATGATCTTGCCAGGGAGGTCCTTGAAGAATTGAACTGCCTTGGAAATGCCTGTGGTGATCGCCGTGTGTATGCTGGTCATCACCTCATTGAACTTCGCCTGTGCCTGGGCCTTGAGTACGAGGATATGCACGATCACACCAACTACAAAGGCGACAATCAGAGCAATAAGTGCATTCCATCCATTTTGCCATATAGCCCGGATCATGGTTATTCCCGCTCGGATATGCACCAGCATGGCAGTTACGAAGTTTATGATTACTGAGATTATGTGAGCAACCCAGGCGGCGATACCGGAGATTATGTTTGCGAAGAAGGTCACGAAGGCAGTTAGGATTGCAGTCAGCATGTCTGGGATGATGGAGTGCCCAATCAACATAGCTGCCAACTTGTGGAACCAGGCAACTATACCACTCACAAGTCCACCAAAGAACCCAAGTATGGCCCCCACCGAAGCGACGAGTATGCCCACGATCGATAGGAACATGCCCTTGAACATGTTTGTAACACCCTCGACCATGTTGTGGAATGCGGCCTGGAGCATGGCAGAGGCTTGCTTGCTATGCCCGGTGAGTGCCAGAAAGATTGCCTGGAATATCTGAATGAAGCCCGTAATGAACTGGATCAAGCCCATGAACGCCGTAATAATGCCGGATACGATCATGACCACACCAGTTATTACATAGGCCAGAGCATGTATGATACCAACCACCACAGAGGAAATGATAGCTACAAGGGAGAGCAGGACCCCACCAAGCAGGACCCCAATAATCTTCGCCACCATAATTATTGCTGGCATGGCTGTCTGGATAGATGCAACCATACTATGCCAGGCAGGGATTAGAGTGCTACTAACAATTGCGGCTAGTTGCTTGATTATCCCGGTGTCACTGCCCATCCCACCCATGACCTCGTGGAATACCGGCCCGAATATACCACCAAGGAAGGAGACCAGCTGTTGGAATATTGCAATGACCGGGTGTACAGCGGACACTACCTTGGACCAGTTACCCGTAAGCCAGGTAATTCCCGCAGCCAGCCCAGCCACAATAGCGACCACAGCGACCATGATCCCGATGAGTAAGGCGAATGGGGAGAGAGCAATAGCCACCACCAAACCCAACCCAGCCAGAGCCGCACCGATTAACATGATAGATGAGAAGGCCTTGGGGTTACTCGCGGCCATATCCCGCAGCGTAGATACGAATTTATTGATATTCTGGACTACGGGAGTGAGGGCTGTGGAAAGTGGGCCACCAGCCAGGGCAGCAAAGTCCGTCAGGTTCGTCTTGAGGGCTGCGGTCGATCCAGCAAGTGAGTCTTCCGCCTTCTTCGCCTGAGCTAGTGCTGTGTGGTAAGCATCGTGCGAGGTCTTTAGCTGCTTGACTAGAGTATCAAACTTCGAGAGGTCTTGGAGCAGAATAGCGAGACTCTGGCTAGACCGTTGAGCGAATAGTGCCTGGAGGATGATGGCGGCTTCATGTGGGGTGCTGCTCTTGAGTCTCTTGTATAGTTCATCCAAAGAAGGTATCAGGCCGATGAACTTACCATTCAAATCATAGAAGGACAGCCCCAGCTTAGCTATTTCTGTTCTGAATGCTGGAGTACCCGCGCTTATCTGCTTCAAGAAGAAGTACAGCCCGGTTGCAGCCACAGTACCAGAACCCATCGCACGTGCCACCACATCAAAGGCAGGGATGATCTGATCGAGCGGGACATGTAAGATGGCAGCAACAGAACCGAGCTTACCCAGGCCAGCAGTGAGTTGACTTACACTTGGAACTCCGTGCTCAAAAGCGAAGAAGAGAAGGTCGGCTACCTTACCTGCCTGGCTCGCTGGTAGATTGAAAGCAGCCAGCACACTTGCCAATAGACCGAAGGCAGCAACGGGCTTCACACCAATAGCCTCTGCCAGAAAGATGCCCTGCTGACCGACGTACTTGATGATATCCCCAGCGCTGACACCCCGCTGTCCAGCCAACGTGAAACCCTGAGCTAACTCATCCAGGCTGAAGATAGACGTAGCACCGAGGGTCAGTAAGGTGTTCTGCATCTGTTGGACTTGTGCATCAGTAGCCCCGGTAGCCGCCTTGAGTCCAATCATGGTTGTTTGTAGCTTGGCTGCCTGGTCCGTGGAGTAGACGATGGCACCACCGAAGAGTAGGAAAGCAGCAATAAGTCCGGCCACTATGGAGAGACCAGCCATATCTTTGCCCATACCACGAAAGCCCAACCCCGCCCGCCGCGTAAGAGACTCCATCTGACCTAGCTGCTGGTTGATTCCATAGGCTATCTTGGAGGCAGCATCATCCATGAAGACACGTATGCCGATTTCAGCAATGCTGGTTCCCATGCGTGTCTCCTATCTAAGTGCTCATATCTCTTGGGTCTGCACAATCATCACAATCAGTGCCCTGCCAGTAGTCGTTTGTGTCATCCTCCCCAAAGCTGAAGGTCTCCTCGAAGCCTTCCTTGAGACCCACCCCACCTGAAGCCCCACCACCTTGACCGCGCTCTGCCTCCTTGTTCTTCTTGTATTGGTACGCACCCGTCTCCTCGAACACAACGGCCAAGTAGAGAGCCTCCTCTTCTGGAAGCCGCCCTACCTCGTCATAGGTCCAATGGAACTCGGAGTAGCAGGAGTACCGGAAGGCGAAGGAGTATATGTCTATCTCTGGCCTGGCCGTCCCACCAGCTAGGAGGCTTCTTCGGACGGACTCTCTAAAGGGTCAAGCTCTGCCTTTGTCGGTGGCTTTACACCCTGGAGGATGCGGAAGGAGATTTCGTCAAGCAAGCCGCCGTCCATCTCCGATATCGTCTTCATGTTAATCGGTACGGGCTGTCCTGGTGAGTACTCGAAGGGCCAAAACTTCAGACCAAGGAGGCAGACCATCTTTGTGTACGCCGACTGGTCCTGCTTGACAATGGTGGGCTTTCCATCTTTGTCCAGGTCGATCTGGATAGCCGCCTTGTTCGCCTTCTGCCGCTCGTCTATGGTCAGGGCACGCTTTACACGGATCGGGATAGTTTGCCCCCGCCACGTAACCGTCGTCTCCACCCCTCGATCCGCTGCGTCCGAGGAGTAGTCAGACCAAATGAACCGCTCTACTGTCTCTTCCATCTTCTCTCTCACTGCCTCTACAAACTCTTCTATTGGCATTACGTCGTGTATCCTGTATTGGGCACTGTATTCTGGACGAACCCCGAGATGAGCGCCGCACCTTGAGGCACAACCACCGTACCCTTCGCCTTAATGAGTACATTGTCCTTCGTGGTGTCGTGCTCCACGGTATCGTAGGATAGGTTTGGGAGCACCATGTTGAGTTCCTGGAAGGTGTTGACCTGAGCGCCGATTGAGAACGTACCACCAGTCAGACCAGCACCAGAGCCGGTCAGCGCAAGTCCGTCATTCAGCAGCGGCCCCAGGAAGCTCACCGTGTATGGACCGCCTGCTGCACCAGTGATAGTTGCATTGGCCCCAACACTAGCGAGCAACTGGAAGGCTGTCTGCGCTGTGGCCCCGGTAGCGTTGAATGAGATGCCCGCTGTCGTCAGGCCGTTGTATGTCAAAGTGAACGTGCCCGCTGATGGTGCTCCCAGGGTCACTACAAAGGTCTTGCCTATGTTTAGCCCCTGCACATCAAAGGTTAGGGAGTCCATCACGTTGTTGCGCCAGCGGTCATAGATCGTGGTGGTGTCGAAGCGGGCGGTGAAATCCACCATGATGTCTCTCTCACCGAAGTAGACCGTGATGAAGTCCTGGGTCCCATTAGCTGGATACCAGAGCGTGATCTTCTGTGTGTACTCGATTTGGAGGTCGGATATGTCCTGACTCACCGCACCATCCACGAACTTGATTGTTGGACCGTACCCGGCGAACGGGAGGAGGGTCGAGTAGGACGGGGTTGGTGGGGAGTTGTTTGGCTGTGCGAAAAGGCCAACCCAATTCGAGTCTAGTTCCAGCAGCTTCCCATCAGCAGTGAAGTGTAGTATCCACTTTTCCACCACACCGTAAGGCACGTAATAGTCCTTCGTGTCCAGGTTCCTCTGCACCGTATAGCTAGGTGGCACGTCCTGTAGCTGAAAGGTGTGCTTCCAGACGGAGGGCAGGTTCACGGAGTCTGGTTGGGCCGAGGATGGGAGTCCCATTCCACCCCACAACATGATCGGGGATACGTCGTTGTAGTATGGCCCCTTCATCTCGATTGCTGACTGACGCACGGAGTCCACCACGCCGTACTTCCCGTTCCGGTCTCCGCGCTCTTCCATCAAGTACTCACGCTTCTTCCCACCTTTGAAGACGGCCTTCGTGGGGATGTACTTGGTAGGGACCGTTACGGCTGTGCCTGACACCGACTCTTTCGCTGTCCCAGTCCAGGATTTCTTTGAGATGCCGATATCACACCTCCTAGTAAATTGCGATCAGGTCTACACTGACATCAGCAGAGAGGTTATCTGCGTTGCCAATTGTGCCCTTGACCTGGATGAATGTGGACGTGCTGCCGATTGCTCCCTGTGTAGTGCCCGTGAAGTAAGGAGTCACCTGCACACCCGCCGCAGCGAAGGTAGCGATTGCAGCACCAACTCTGGCCATGCCTGATCCACCACCAGCCACCGTGGTCGCGTCGAGTTCCCATATGATCCCAGGCGTGGTGCCAGTAATCGCCGAACCATTCCTGACGACCAGTATCCAGCCAGCCTCGCCTCCGTAGGGGATTAGTTTGGAGAGGAAGGTAAGTCCGATGCCTGTCGCGGCGGGGGTGAGGACCTCGTGGAGGAGTATCTGTTCCTGTCTTTGGAGTGACATTGCTGTTCCTTTATATTGCTATGAGGTCTACTGATACGCTGGGGAAGACGTTATCTGCATTAGCCAGCACTCCCTTGACCTGGACTACATACGTGTGCGTGGCGTTGAAGGAGGGGATGATTAGGCCCTGCGTGGAGGATGTGTAGTATGGAACCACCAATGCTCCTACTGCCGTTTGTGCAGCAATTGCCGCCCCGACTCTGGTGAAGGCACCGCCATTATCGGAGAGGTCTACTTCCCATACGATGCCCGGGGTCGTGCCTGTTGGTGCGGTCTCCATCCGGCAGAGCAACACCCAACCAGGCTCCGTGCTGATCGTTATTTGCCTGCTGAGGAAGGTCAGGCCGTTGAGTTGCCCAGCCTGTGACATCGTGGATACTGCCCCTGAAACAGCAGCGATGAGGCTGGCCTTTCCCAAGATTTGTTCTATTCGTCCAATTGCCAAAGTATTTTCTCCTAAGCCATCCCAAGCAAGTCAGCATATGCGTTGTTGAAAGAACCACCAGAGATTGTCCAGGTTACTTTAATCCACGGCTCCACAATCGGACCCAAAGCACTGATGTTGGCATTAGAAAAGACGGTGCGCTGGACTGTGCTGGCTGTGGTAATTGCTGCCAAAGTCCATCCCGAAGCGGGTGCGAAGAAGTTTACCCCATCCATGCTAAGGGTCACAGCAAATTGTAGGCTTGGTGCCGTAACAACAGACCCTACGCGGATTACAAGTACCCATATGCTACGCCCATCGTTCTGAACGGTTATGCTGCCCCCCGCGCTGACGGTCACATTATTGAATGCCTGGTCGTTTCTGGTGCCTGTTGCTGCCATTTATTTACCCTCAATAGACAAACTGATGGTAACGTTGCCTGATGCTTGTACACGGATCGTGTTTCCAAACGCTTCATCAGATCGGTGCTGCTCTTCGACAAGCGATCCATTATCGGAAAAACCAGCACCAAGACTTAGCTGACCACCACTATAGTTTGGGGCGAGGGGAGTCAATGCACCATTGGCGTCTACGGCGAATATAAAAACAGATGCACCACTGGAATTGATGTAGAGTTCAGACAAGTCCCCAACATCAAGAGGCCCGCTATCATATCCTGTGGGGAAGTTTGTGGAAGCAAAGGCCAAAACGGTTCTTGTTATACTCTTGGGCATGTCACTCCTTATGTCTGATCCAGGTTGAACTCGGTGTGTACGTTGAAGTCCACGATGAGGGCCACTGTGGGCTGTCCAGATACGGGAACCTGCGTAGTAGCCAGGTCGGTCGCGGTCATCGAGATTGCCAGACCTCCGAGCATCTGGTTGGGGATCGCAGCAAGAAACCGCATCCAGGGCACGGCGTATGCGTAGGAACGGAGGAGAGAGTCGGATATCTCTGTGCGGCGGAATAGGTGCTGCATGGTGTAGGTCAGTATCACTCTGATCTTCCCATTGGTCTCATCCGTGATCTTGCCCCTGGTGAAGCGAAGTACGACCGCGTTATCCCCAGGCACCCGATCCACCAAGGTAGGGTAGACTTTGGTGATGGAGGGTATCTGCGTGGTGATGAGGTTCGCTATGAAATTTGCTATAGGCCCGATAAGAGTATCAGACGGTGTGTAGGGGCCGGGCATATTTATTCCTGAACATGTTCACTAAGTTATCCACAAGTTATCCACATCGGGCATTACGGGCATCGGCCTGGGGAGCCAATTGTATGCCGAGTTATCCACAATTATATACATCCCCAAAAAGTTATCCACACCCCTCCGGGCAGTATGGGAGCTGCTGGAGGGTACTTATCCACAATTCACCAACTACTACTACTGTGTTGCACATGCCACCTGAAACGAACTTTACTGATGGGCTTGATATCCCACCAGAGCTTGCTAACTTCAGTCTCTCGAAAATCGCCTTCAGCCAGCAATCTGCCTGGCGATGCTTGATTTCGGTCTGACGAGCATAGCGAGGAGGACTAGAAAGAAGGCAAGCCAGAAGAAGAGAAGAGAGAAACCGATTAATAAAAGGAGATAGGGACACCACCAAACCCCCATAAGACCTCATCCCCCAATTCCGTCCGCCCCCTTCTCCAGATACCTACGATGCATATACCGGATCACGTTCTCTCCCACGGGATTTGGGCGGTTTCTGTCGCGTACTATGCAGACCTCCAGCAGGATATCGGTAAAGTCCATTATTTGCACATCTGCCTGCCCAAGTACGAGCGCCTGGATTTCTTGGACATGCCTTGGGTTGAGATTGGTGTCATCCACGATCACGTCAAATCCTGTATGGAGAGCAACCAGTATAGCGGCATTACGCACATCCCGAACAACCTTCTCGTTCTCAGGGCTGTACACACCATCGTCCAGCATAGCCCTAATCTCATCCTTGCTCACACGTTTATATTGGCCTGGGCGTTTCTGCATCTTAGCTTTGGCCCATGTGCTCTTCCCACTCCCCGGCAGCCCTTTGGTGAGTACGACACTAGCCATTCCTCACCTCAAGCCTGGTCGTGTACTTCTTGTACTGAACCAGGGCGGCATCCTCGGGAACTTCCACGCGTACAGTTGCATCTAGCTCCGGTAGTTCGTGCCCATCTTCTGTCTTTGGTATTGCATCTGCCTCGATAAGCATGGAGATTGCGCGGCTAAAACTGTTGTGCTGTATGGTCCTGATGTGATATCCCTCTGGCAGGTATAGGGCATGCTCCAGGACTCTCAGATCAACCTTCAATACGCCTAGTCCCACTTATGCCTCCTGTCGGTAAAGGGCCTCTCTGCGCTCCAAATCCGCCTTCAATTCCTCAGCCACTCTCCTCAACCCCTCATGCGCGCTCTTCTCAGCGGCCACCAATAGGACCTCTCTCGCTGCCTCTGCGTCTTCTAGGTTGTTGATCCGGTCTATTAGCCAGCCCAGGATGTAGTGGTTGCTGTACTGGACGCTCCTCACCATCACTGCTTCCCCTGTTTTAACCTCATCCTTTGTCTCAGCCCTCAACTCCGCGAGCTTCTTCCTGATGGGGTCTTCCAGGTGTGGGCCACTAACTTTAATCGGTTCACTCTTTTTCGGCTTCTCCACAGGCACCACATCCTTCATCTGTATGCTTGCCAGTGGTATCTTCTTGTCTTCGGCCATTTAACAATCCAATCCTGTGAAGTACGTGCTTACATTGGTGAACGTGGGGGACGCGGAGCCACCAATAGCCCAGTCGATCCGTATGAATGCCTCCGTGATCTGCCCCTGAGTAGTCCCCGCGCCATACTGCGTCCTCTGGTTGCCTACTGCGCTGAGTGAGGACAGAGCAGCACCCTTCTGAGCAAACGTTACCCCATCATTACTCACCATCACAGCAAAGAGGAGCGTTGGGGCCGTACCCGTTGGAGCAGAAGCTATTGCCACAGAGAGGAGATGTCGCTTGCTTCTCGGGTTCTTGAAGACTGGAGAGCTACCAGAGGCGGTGATAGTGGCCTGCGAATGTAACTTAGAATGTAGGCTCATAGTACCCCCTACGGGAACTCATTAGCGACACCGTTGTACTTGTCTGCTAGCTTCTGCTTGGCACAGATGATCGTCTTCAACCAACCATCCGTACCCGCCGGCTCTCCATTATCGAGTAGGTAGTCCAGGTAGGCGCAGTTGTAATGCCAATTACCCACCACCTGATCCCGTCGCTGAGTTACCTCACTAACGGTCATATTCACACCACATACTTGACATAAAGGCATATATCTATCTCTCCTCTCGAAACTGACAAAGTGGCATATCTATCCTCCTGTACCTTGCTTCATGTCAGAATGGTACTCCAACACCCATCGCACACATCCCCAGGGCCACGTTCACGTAGTAGTTGCCCCAGGTCTCGACGAGCGCAAGTCCATCGGTTTTCGCGGTCAAGTAGAACATCTCCCGTGGGTCGTTCGTGTACGTGGGAAGTCCGAGCGGGCCACCCTCCTGGTATGGTGCATAGATACGCGCCCAGGCCAGGAGTTGTTCCATGTTGGCCGCATATATGTATACAAGGTCCGATCCCTCCATACCGTAGCCACCAGGACTCTCATAGGCTTCGTATTGGATATCTGCCTGCAAAGCGCCTGTCAGGAATGGGGTTCTCTGGATGACCAACTCCTGTAAGCCCAAACCAAGTTCTGGAGTGTGTTCGTGGAGTTGTTCATCTATAGTCGCCCACAGATCGACGTGGATGATGAGTCCCGTACCTGCAATAATCTCGACGCTACCTACTTCCATCCCGCAGCCTCTCACAATCTTCTGGTGTGTGGTATTCCAGCACAACCATCCAACGACACACAGGACACTCTTCGCTTACATGTCCGGGACAGAAGTTCTCGGCGGATATTGGGAGGATGGTGCAGGTAGTGGTAATATAGTAGGCTTGACTGTCAGCGAGATTATACAGCGTTCTTGGTTTCTTGCACCAGGGGCAGATAGTTGGGGCATTTGGGTCGTATACGTTTGGGATATTGAACATGCTACCTCGTCAAGAACTTCACTCGTGCATACTTACGGACGGTGTGTTGTACGTCCATCGGCCAGGTCTTCAGGAACTTCTCCCTGACCCCGCCCTGCTCCTGTACTAGGTCTGCATAGTTGGTGTCCCTCATCTTGTAGTAAAAGATGGCAAGACGGATGCAGGCCCGACTAATATCGTTGGGCACGCCGGGGTAGGTCTGTCCTGCTACGATGGGTTGTCCGAAGATGCCCTTCACTGTGTAGTTCTGGTTGCCCTTCACGAACGCCAGCCCACTGTTCCTGGTCATCTTCCTGGCGGGTATCCCATAGGCAGCATAGTTGTTCGGCTTTAGGATAATGTCTGCTGTGATATCCGTGGTGACTGGTGTGCCGCTGATCCAGATACCGCCACTGGAGAGGAAACTATTCACTGCGGTCTCGAACACAGCACCAACGGTTGTGCTGAAGAGGGACACTAGGTCATCAATCGCCAGAAAGTCCTCTCCAATCCCGTCATAGGTGCGCGTAGCTGGCGTGCCCGAGGTGCCATCTTGCTGGAAGGAGTACCCAATCTCAGCGTCCAGGTCCCCCTGAGCAGCCACGATAAGCCCATCAATAAATGAGTCGTCCGTGCTGCCCAGGTTGGGGTCCAGGGCCAACTTCACATCGGCGCGAGTGCAATATGCCTGAGTTGTCCAAGCCATTCAAGCCCCCTGGAGAGGTATGATGCCCCCCTCCAGGCTGCTATTAGAAGACCTTGGCTACTGTCAGGATAACCGCGCGCTCTGGATGCAAGAGTTGGATATCGAAGTCGGCAAGGACTCCGAACCTGCGTCTGCGTCCCAAGTCATAGAGCGTTGGGTCCACAATCACTTCAGGGCGTCTCTTGTATGCGATAGCTGCCCATCTCGGAGCCACCATGATGTTCTTCACCACGTTGACCGCACTACCTGCACCCTCACCAATGGCCGTGTTACCGGTCGCACCGGGTAGGTAATTGGAGAGGATCAGGCGCACACCGTACACCACACCCTGGTCGCCATTCAACAGCCGCTCAGGTGCCGCATACCGCAAGTCCTGGCGGATATTGGCATCCATGATGAGGGACTGGAAGGCGTCGGGGGAAAGGAAGAGCCAGTAGTTGCCATCCGGGAAAGGCACGTTGTCATACTGCTGGAGCTTTGCAACCGCACGGGAGAGCATATCCGCGCTCATCACGTCACCAGCCACAATGTTTGCACTGGTATGTCCACCCGGGTATAGCTGGGGGATCGTGGTGAGTGTCGCTCCGCCGAATGGGGATTGCGAGTTAGGCAGGCCCGCGTTGGCAGTCTGGTTGTACAGGGCCGCGATGTTGGTCTCGATACGGATGCTCATGGCATAGGCGAGACGGTCGATGAGGGCCACCATGCCGTCGTATTTGATCCGGTCGAGAGCCTTACGAGTGACCTCAACCAGCTTCCCAAATTCGGCTGGGGTGAGGGAGACCGAGGCAGCGTTGGAGATGGCGTATGGGGTCTGGTCGGTGCCTTCTGTCAATGCATCAGCAGCGACGATATCCGGCAATGCGGGGATGTAGACTTTATCACCCGCTCCCGGAACGAGGAGGTCAGTGTTCACCAGGAGGGATTGCTCAAGTACTGCACGCCGACGCAGGTTGAGCTCCATGAGTGACGCCCAAATTTGGGGGATGAGCGCCTGGAGGTTGGCGACACTGGTAGCCTTTTTGATTAAGGCATCGGTAGCCAAAGACATAGGGGTTACTCCATAGGGGGTGGTTAGGGGAGGTTACTCCGTCTCACGCTGATCCAGGATCATTCCGCTTGACAGGGCACGATAGGTCATTTCCCAAAGTATACGTTTTTCAGTATCATCATATTCCGGGTCCTTGCCCGCAGAAGCAGCAGTCCGGCCCTTCTTGAGCAGGTATGCCACCGGGTCAGCATCGCGCTCGTCTTCCGGGGTGGCAACGGTGCTCTTTCTCGTGGCTCCTGGAAGGTCTGCACTTTCGATGGCCTTCTTCGCGGCTGCTGTCATCTTTTCATCGAGTTGACCAAGCAGGCTCTCCGCCAGGGTCGTCTCCAGGTTCTTGCCGAAGGTGTCCAGGGCCATGTTGATCTGTTCCCTGGTGACGTACCCCTTTCGGAGAGCATCTTCAGCCTGTTGCGCTGCGGCCTTTTCAGCAGCCACCACAAGCAACTGCTCCAGCAAGTCCTTTGGCTGTTCCTGGGTTTCTTTCTTATCTTCAAGCATGTGTGTTTCCTTGTCAGCCTTGGCCGGGGGGTACCCAGGTATGGGGGCTGCACTAACTAGTTACTTAAAGTAATCAA